CCTGAAGTACCATTAGCAAATTCTATGAAATCATACGGATAAACAAACGGAACATCTAATTCAGCTATAGTGGAATCGGAAAAGTTTAAACGTGCATGAGGCACGTTCGTGGACAAAGGTGGAAAATTTTGACGTGCAATGGTGAAACCCGTGCTGTTGCCAGCATACTGAAAGCCTACAGTGACCATACCCTGTTGAAATGGGGTTGATGCTAAAGTAAGCGTTAAGCGTGCTGTGCAACGGTAGGAATACACCATTCAAACGATTGATAGCCGCTGCGGGCCAAAAATCCTTAACCCAATCATAAACATCAAAACCATACAGCACACTACGTGTAGTTGCTGCATTGAACTTTGTCACCAGTCTAGGCCTAGCAAAATATTCTTTAATATCTTGATACTGACTATCTGGCAACAAAGTTAATGGGGTACTCATACCCTCATTTGCCTGAGTGACATTGACTACTTCATTGGAAAACTCAGTTACTCCCAACTCATGTGATTGGCCAAGGGCCAAAGAATCTATCTGATTTTCTTCAACATTATCTCTATTAGCGGGAAAATTTAAAACTACTAGTTATTCCCATACCTAGTAATTGGAAGTCCTTCTCAATCGTGAGTAGTACGTGCGAAACTAGCTATCCTGACCTAGTAAATGTGGGGACTTCCAATCATTTAACATCTATCTAACGTATGTAGGCTAATACCAAAAATCAGTGCGTCTAGCCATAAACTGCATGTAAGCGCTCCTAGTATACCCATACTTGGGCGCTTTCCCAAACCGTGTGAAACAACTATGAATGATAGGCGCTAACCTATCACACTCTGACTCTGGATGCATGCACAATTCGCAAAGTGCAAACTCTAAATTCGACGCTATATCATCAGGGACATCTTTCTTTGCCCTGGTGAAATATGCCGTGTACAAAAACGACTGAAACTCAAGAGGTGCAAGCCAACCACCTTTAGCGAACTTGTTTCCCTTATCTCTCTTAAAAGAGCGCTTAAGGAAGACAAGTTCGTCTATGGGCGTGAATGGCTTCAAAAGACCATCTTTTGCTCCAGAAGTATAAGCCAAGCCAAGGTACTGCTTCATCGCTGCAGAGACCGTGACTTGGTTATACTTATCAGCAATCTCTTCCTTAACGGAAACGATATTATCGTCTCCGTTCGTAGCTGCATAACAATTATCCCAAAAATTACTTGGGTCTCCAACTAATCTAGCATAACACAAAACGAGAGAAACCATAGCATACAAAGAATTCAAAGGAGTGGTCAAAGCATGGCCAGAAGGCAAAGACTTGTTCCACTGCACGACATACTGCAGCGGACCATGATGACTAGTCAAATGGCGGGAATGCACAACATCCATGAAGAGAACCTCACGGATCTTGGCGTTCTTAGGTCCGTCATTGTACCAGCCATTAATGAAACGAAGAATAGCCCAATGAATGTAAGGCTGCTCAGAAGCATCAAAACGAGAAAAATCACCATCAAAGTGTTTGTCCCCGCCTTGCTGCAACTCATCAGCCAACATCCACCACTCTTGGTAGGGGTTTATGCCAGGGGTGAATCCAGAACGTGTATGGTTGCGAAACATCGCAGCCATAAAACTCCCAAAATACTGCCGGAAAACAATAACATAATCCATAGGAGAAGCGGAAATGACGCGTGTGGCACACGCATCTACTTTTGCTTCAGGACGAGTCTCGTCCTTAAGAAAATCAATGCAAATATGACTCAAACGAATTCCCTTCTCTGCTTGATCAGCAATGTGTGAACATCGCTCCCACAACTTTTCACAGGCGTCTCCAGAAAGATCATACTCATCTTTCTTGCCAAACCACTCAGTCTTGCCTGGCTGACCGCCCAACACAAACGGGTAGCCAGGTGAGGTAGCTCTGTTAATGGCTTTGAGCTTCATAAGCTCAGGTGACTTAACCGCATCCTCAAAGGAAAGAATCTCACGAGAATCATGAACTGAAGCGCTAGTGAAACGTTGTGTAGCAACCGACACAATATGATCAAGATCGGGAATGTCTCGCCACTCCAATGGGCTCTGGTAATTCTTAATACCCTCAACCATAGGGTACTTAAGAACTCCTTCGACCAAAGTAGGGCGTAAATGGGCTACCTTTAAACCGCTAGGACCAAAAGGTTCATCGCGGAATAAAGGTGTGTGCGTAATTCGGGAAGAGGGGGCTATACAAACTGGTTTGTCAACAACCCCGAGCAACTCAAAAGATCCATCAACAAGTCCACTATCCATAATACCAGCCTGTTCTTCAACAGTAGGGGAACGCAATGAAATGTCCTTTGATTCCAGATCCTCAACAAAGTTGTCGAGAATGGTACCAAAGTGGGCGATAGCTCGATCCACTAGCTCTCTAGAAACTGGTATAGAGCAAGCTTTGGGCTCAATGGGGCAGGTGTTACCTGCAACGTGGATGCCTAAAATGATAGCACCCTTAATTGATGAAGAACGCCTAGCAATGGTGAGTGGGGCTCCACAATCACCTGGTCTAGTTGTCATACTAGAAGACCAAACAAACTCAGGAACGATAGGCCCAACCGGCATACGGTACTCTTTCTTAACCAAAGGAGCAGACATGAAATTTCTCTGGATCTTAATAGTGCCGTCTTTGCAAACGACACGAGCAAAATCCAAACGAACTGGCAATAAACCACGGCCGATGGCATTGTAACCATCTTCAGAAACGAAGTGATGCAAAATCTTAGCTTTACCCATGAAGTTACTCTCTTTGTTGAAACTCAGAAAAACGGTATCTGTAACGCGCACCTCATCACGGTAACGCGGAACATCCAAAAACTGTCGGATTGTCATCGTTATCTTAGCGTACTTCTGAGCACCAT